TCTTCAGTACCTTTCTTCATTTCTTCACTTTCTGCTTTAAGAAGTTTTTTAAACTTATCTAGCATTAGACAATCCTTTATGTTTCTTCATGACATATTCAACAAACTCTGAACGTGTCATAATTTTGTTAACTAAACCAAGATCTAAAGCGGCCTTGGCCGAATAAACTTTTGCTTGGGTGTTTTTGATGGTTTTTTCGCTGAGGCCGGTGTACTTAGAAACATGCGCTCTAAATGCATCCCCTAACTCTGCAACACGATTCTCAAGATCTTTTATGAACTCATCTCTAAACGATCCATCCTTATTGAAGGGAATTTTTTCAGTGCCATCCGTTATGAACACTCTCTCAAAACCCTCTTGCTTTAGGTGTTGGCTATCGTTGAGCAGAGCTATTAAGACGCCAATACTTCCCACTTCTGAGAACGGATTGCAGATAACTTCATCGGCGCTACAAGCAATTGCATATGCAGCAGAGCATGCGTGACCATCCGCGTAGGAGTACAATTTTGTTCCTGATACATCGCACATCCTGCGTAGCTCATCGGTACTTTCGAATGCTGCATATGCCTCGCCCCCTCCTGAATCGATATCCAGTACAATTGTCCTAGCACCCTCAGAAATCATTTCATCGGCTTGCTCTACAAGCATTTCGTATGAAAAGCCTCCGCAAGCTGCTTCCCATCCTGTGGTACGATATGTAAGTGGACCTCTAATAGTGATAACACCGATTCCGTTAGAGACTTCCAAAGCAGGTTTAGGAGAAGTGTCTTGGTCAGAAAAATCTAAAAGACCTGCGTTACGGGAGTTTAGGTAGGAGAGGACTGACTCGAAAGTTTTCTTGTCAGCTAGTAGGGGGGTGTTGTATAATGATTTTGTTAGCCTAAGAAGGCTATGTTTTGGCATAATTGTTAGCCTCCTTTACTTTGTATTCTTGTAGCCAGGATAGGTACGAAGGGTCGAGAGATGGGTTCCAGCCGGATTTGATTTTCTTGTAAATCGTAGGAGAAGTGGACTTAGGGAGATTGAAATTTTGCATCATCCGTTCACAACCATGCTCAGGATGTTGCAGAATATAAGCACTCATCTCAATAGCTTTAACCCAGACTTTTTCGTTGGCCCTTGGATGATTCCAATCTCTCCCTTTATTCCAAGAAGCAGACATCTTTGCTTTAGCCTCGTCAGTATGAGGTGTACGATTACCTACCCCTATCTTTGATTTAGTCTCTTCAGAATGCTTTCTTCCAAGTTGGGACTTTCGCATCTTCTCCCTAGTCTCTTTAGAAGGAATACGCCCCCTGTTTGCTACAGAGACTTTCTGCTTTGCCTCTTCAGAGTGAGACCTGCCAGCCATAGGCAATCCACCACCTGCACTTATATTCCAAGTCCCAGATAGATTAGCACTTGGGCGCATTAGGTTTTCAACATGAAGGCAGTATTCAGGACTACCTTTAATCAACGTTTTCACTGCAACCTGATCACCGTATTTCCTGATAGCTCTATGAACAATCAACTGAGAATTGCGCCGTGCATGCCATAAGTGGTTCTTAAATCTTTTTTCTGCACCGTGGGTTGAAACACCAATGTATCCTTGCTTAAATGGATCTGTATGAACACCTTTCAAATATATCCAATATACGCAACTATCAGGATAATCTACATACTTAACTTCCATCGAACTCCTTATGATGCATTCTCTGAATTATTGTCAGAACTGTTTTTCTTGCTCACACTATTAGATGTCCCGTTCAGTCCACCTGTATCTGTGTCAAAGCTATCTCCAGATCTACTCTTATCATCCGTTAGTGTCATAGCCTCAACATCTGGTTCTTCGTCACTTGGACGAGGTTCAACACCCATTGCTTCACGTACCTTGTTAAGAACTTTTCTATCGACTTCCAAAAGACCAACTGACTTGACTCGCTGCAGATACTTTCCAAGATCATCAAGACTGATATTTTCTATATCACCATAAACAAACTTTGGAAGCCTACTTGTGTCCCATCCGTTCATCTCAAAGATCACACGCATCAGGTGCGAATTCAAGACTTCGGAGATTTCTTTGAGACGGTAATCAATAGCAAGAGCTAAGATAGATGTTTTTGTTTGTGCAAGAGAAAAACTGCCAGTACCTTCGGCACCGAGCTTCAGTACGTCAACGGACATTGCAGAGAGAATGTCGTTCTGCAGACGCTTAATCACTTCCTCCAGAGGAACCTTTGCACCACCCTTGGATTCGAGTAGTTCGTAGGTGAAGAGGGGGAGTTTACTTTCTGGGTCGATCACGTTAGGTACGAGCAAACCACGCTGCTGACCACTTGCGTAATTGTCGATGATCTTCTGAAACGCTGTTAATACAGCTTTATCTTCTGCACTTGCATTAGGGTCTAGATATCTAGGAGGCACAGTGATTTTCAGGGCGCCTTGCATATCTTTCGCTGCGGTCAATAGTTCCTGATCAGCAAGAAGAGACAGCTGTTTGTGTGCTAGATAAATAGGTTTGTAGATCGAATTACCTTCTGGATTTCCACGGCTTGCTGATGCGGAAAACAGTAGAAACTTATTCCTATCAATTTCAATCTTACCGTTTTCATTTTTACGACTTTGAAACTTATATGAATTCTCTACGTTACTAATATCCTGCTCTACTCTCAACAGCTCGTTACCGGCTTCATCGAAAACCCATCCACAAATAGTTTCTTGATTTCGAGTCGGAAGCTTACGGATGCCAACTAAGCCATCATTCCAACGAGATCCGTTGCGCTTAAGTCTCCTTCGTAGTACGATCTCATTTATCGCATACCCGTACTCTAAGTAACTTATGATACTTTCAATGAAACTAGCCCAAGAGTATTCCATGTCATCCATCATTGTACGGACTACTTTGGCACGCTCTTTCTCTGCTTCAGTCGCGTCGGATGGAGCTTCAACATCCCATTTTACGCGGGATATCATGGTTCTCCACACACCCATAGCAGCCCCAACCGTAGGATTGTGCTGCATTTCTCGTACTGTGTGGATGAAAGCTGGATATCTGAAAGCAGCGTTTACTTCTTCTAGGATCTGCTTATTTCGTACTCTTAGGCCGAGGAAGCCTTGTTCTTGAAGAGACATTCGGGGAATTGTCTGACCCTCGTCAGGCTGCAGAGCAGCATTAACGCCGTCAGGCGTCTTCTCTGAAGGCATTAATTTACTCCTTATAATTAATTATAATTATCTCACGACAATTGCAATTTGTCAATACTTGTAAATAGAAATGTCAAGAGCTTGACATTAGATTGTAGGGATTGGTGAAGGTTGTTCCAAAGATGGGATTACGATGGTAGGCATTTGAAGCTGCCTTGCCAACGTTGCAAAAGCATCTGATACGGCATCCACTTGGTCATCCTTAATTCCTCTTGTACCGTCGAATCTAGATAGCTCATCCAAGAAAGCATCATTCCAAGCGCCTCTGACAATCCTTACACCACCACTTTCAGCGAGTGCTGCAAAAGGTTTGAAGCGTGTTAGCTTTCCGCTGTGACCTGAAATCTGGCAAGATTTAGCGGCTACTCCTTGCTCTGCCAATGTTCTGATATAAAATGCATTAGCTGTAGCTCCTGCTGCACCTGGATCTTTAGGGATTGTGACTTGGCATTCGTCAAGCCCATCTGCAATAGCTGTTTCAGCAACAGCCTTCAGCACCTTGTCTGTCGTTGTCTGCATTCTTACTACATCTTCGACATAGTAAATTCCGTACTTATCACGACTCATCTTCACTCCAGCCGTCCAGTCTGGATTGTATCCATTAGCTGCACTAGGCTCAGATGCTGCAAAATCCCAAGAACGAACTCTTGATATCGGATTTGTAGGAGGATAGTCTACAAATTGCACCCACTCTTTCTTGAAGTACGCTCCACCAGCCTCTTGCGCTGTCCATGAACCGTGTAAAAATTTTAGTTGGTTAACATACGGCTGTGATAACAGATCAGCTAAGTACGTAGTATTTCTTGGAGGAAGGAGATAAGGATTATCAAAAACACCTGTAGGGATAAATCTGAATGACTTAGGTATGAAAAGCTTTGAAGGATGGTGTTTTTTAATCTCCTCAGCAGACATGTCTTTTGCATACACCATACCAAGAGGTTTACCATACTTCTCATAGCACTCTTCTGGACTATCGGCCCATAACACCTTACTGTCAAGTGTCGCCATCCACCGAATTCTATTCTCTGTTCCAGGTATAGGAACGCCTGTCTCGGGGTGTAAGCAGAACTCTACCCATTTCTTAAGAAATGAATTAAAATCAGGGTTAGCAGTCAGAATCAATTGATGGTGCATCTTAGCTTCAGATCGAAGACGAGACGCTAGAAACAGTATTTGTTTTTCTGTCCATCTATCACCGGCTTCATCAACCAGAATTCTAGTCATCTGACTACCCTGCCATGAACCTAAATCCTCATCGCAAGATATAGCTGAGAAAGAAATTGTTGCACCGCTTGGGAAAACCCATTGCTTTGCTTGCCGTTTATACGGGATTGGAGTAAAATATGGGTAAACTTTTTGACTAACGTCGATCAAACCACCGGGCTTCTTTAATTCAGGCTCATATCTACGGAGAATCGCACACCTGAACTCTGGATCATCAACACCATCTAGGTTTTTTGTGAGGCAAGTATAGGATTTTCCGCCGCCAGCGCCGCCTCCTAGTAAGATGATATCGGTTGTATTATCTGTCAGAAACAGCCTCTGCTTTTCGCTGCAGGGGCCAAAAACAGGGACTTCACTCATTATATTCCTTCTAAACACGAAAACCCCTGCTTGAATTTCTTCAAGAGGGGTTGTAAAATTCTTGTACCGTGCCACGCTTTCCATGCTCCGGTACACTGGCTCACCAAGCTGCAAGCCCTCTCCACAAATCTTTGGCGCACCCTCGTGGTTACGATCCACGCTCTCATGCTCTTCAGGCACGCGCTTTCACCAGATTAGCTTAAGGTGCAAAATAGACTTCTCATTTCTGAGAACATCTTACAAAATTACTATACCCAACCGCATATTGTTTCTATCGAGAGCTGACCCCACCACTGTACATATTTGCCAGATCCCCCAGTTTGCCGGAAAAGATATATTGCAAACATTCATAGGAGCATAACCGGCCAGGGTCACGGGATCTTGTTTATCATTTTGATATGTCCTGAAGACAGGAAAGCACTTCAACTTACCGGCAAAATTTGTTGGTGCAGTTTCTGACGCAACTAAAAGAGTTTGCACAGAATTTCCTGGAGCACCCATCTGAATGACCTGTGTATAGAAACTTTTAAGAATCATTCCTTTGATATTCAAAGCAGGATCAACAACTTGAGTAACTTGGTTATTACCTATAATAGTTGGACCTGCTTGTTCTATCATCCTACAGTTAGGAGGTATTTGGAGTGGCCTAGAATAAATATCTGCACTGCCTGAATTTATTGACATAACTTCTCATTTTTGAGAACAATTGAAGTCGGTCTCGAAGGGTGGACTTGAACCACCAACCTTCCGGGGGTTCCTATCCCGGCTCTCTGATTGAGTCTACTTCGAGATAACTTGGCTGTAGAGGTAGGTATCGAACCTACGACCAAGATGTTAACAGCATCCTGCACTACCACTGTGCTACTCTACAATTACTTAAACAAAACTTGCAACTTACTCATTACATGCTGATTAGACAATTTCTTAGCATCCACATCAGCTTGTGTCCACCTGTCATCAACTTGCCGAGCAAGATCAAAAGAATGTTGTGCATTCGAGTACACAATCATGTTGAGATTATCTGAACCTAGCTGATCTGATCTTTCTACTCTGCAATCACAATAACCTACGGTGTAAAGCGGATCAATACCTGCTGCTAATATGTCTGTCGGTGCATACGCTGCATACGTGCTGGTTGTAATACCCCCAAACGCTCCATACAATCCACAGCCAGGATAGAAAGAGAAAGCATGTTTAAAAACTTTGCTATTCAATTCATCTGAAATTACTGTAGACATTGCAGACAAAGTAGAACTACCTCCATGGGACCAACCTATCAAAACTACCTTGTCAAAGTTGATCTTAGTTTTGTAATTCTTTCTAAGATACTCTACGCCAGCGTAAGCGTCGTAAGGCCGTTCTGTGACTTCCGAAACGCCTGTATTGGAGTTTGCCCCGTTTTCACATTGGTTTTGCGCAACACCTCTACCGCTAAAACTATCTATAAGAAGAGCAGCATAACCTGCATCAGTTAGTCTTTTACTCCACTCTCTAAACTGAAGCGCCAGCCCTTTAGAGGGATCAGAGTAGGAGAATATTCCTGCACATCCGTGCATCAGAACAACCAATGGAACGTTGACTGAAGCTTCGGAAGGAAGAAAGAATTTACCAGAAACTGTAACGTTGTTTTTTGTAGGGAAATTTACATCTATCGTATGCATTTATTATTGTATTAATCGAGGCTACGGACTGTAGAGAAGTCAACCACAGGTCGATTACCTTTGCCTGTAGAAACCTCATCTTCATCGTTCAAAGGGATTAGCTTATTTTGCGGAGACCTATTAAGTTTAATTTCAGCAATCAGACGTTGCATCTGATCAGCATTTACTTCTTTATTGATGGCAACAGCATGCTTCAGTATATTATTCGCACACTCTGCTTTTAATTTCTCGTCACCAGTAGTTTCCATTATCTGGACAAGATTCTTTAAAGCACTTAAAGCTTCCTTGTTAATACTCTTCAGAAGCTTGTCTAACTGTATCTTGTCTTTCAGGAAACTAGGATTTTCTTCTTTGACCTGCACTACAAGATTACTCATGCTGTTCCTAAGTTAATTTTCTATATTTATATAATATCACGAGGATTGCATTTTGTCAAGATATGTGCTAGGAAAATGTCAAGATCTTGACAGAATGCATCTCGCACATATAATAAATGTATGAAAGGAGAAATTTTAATGAAGACAATTGAAGAAATGACAACACAAGAAGTGGTAGAACGTTTTCGCGGTATCAGCAGGCAAAGAATTTCACAAATACTAGCCAAATATGCAAAACGTGGAGATGTTGCCACAATGCAAAAAATTAACAAAGCAAAAACAATCTTGAAGCAAGAAAAACGTGAAGCAAAAGCCAAAATTCTCAAAAATGAGAATTTCCAGCAACAAAACCTTGACAGCAGAAAACAATAGGTACAAACTGAAAACACCTAAACACCTGACCAGGAGCATACAGTGGATATGAATTTCTATTATAAAGATGCAAACCGTGTACTGCGTACGGTACACGCTACAGACGTGGAGGACATACAAAGCGCAAGATATATGTTGCTGAAATTTTTGCGTGACCAAAAAGAAGTTTTTGTACTACCAATTCTCGGAGTAATACGTGGAGGAAAACAGTAACAAAATTTTTGACATTGATAAATGGCTGCTAGACTACGAACTAGAAGAAGCCGCTAAAGATACATACTTAAATTTCTACTTTAAACCACTTACCGAAGAGGAGCCTGAACATGAGGCAAACCAAGCAAATTGTCAACCCATCTTTCGTAGTTTTCACGATGCAACTTGCTGAAGCAATTAAACAAGGATGGGAAATTGACGAAGAACATTATCCTGTACATTCTTTCTCGTATGAAGCATGGCTGTTCCGGGATATAGACGAAGACAACCCTCCTAAAATGACTCCAGCAGAGAAGATGGAAAAAGCTCGTGCTGCAAGGGCCGAGAAAATTGCAGAGAGGAAAGCAGCAGAAAAAGAAAATGAGTAAGTCAAATATTGCTGAACTAAAGAGGAGAGTGCTTGAGGCAGAAGCTCGTGCAGCATATTACGAGGCATGTTACAACTGCTTCTGGACTGGGGACATGGTTGAAAGTAGTACGTGGGAGCAGCTAATAATGGCTACTTGGGGGAGGAGGCGTATAGAAGAGAAAAAGAAAACAGCAGCACTACTACAAGCAACAGAAAACAATACTAAATAGAGAGGTGACAATTGAGTAAGAATGCCGCACGCAATCGGAGAAAAACTCTGAAGGAAATTGCTGACGTTCCAGAAAAATCGACAAAATTCCAAGAATCAAGAGTGAGGAAGGCACTCCATATAACGGCCAAAAATCAAAATCAGGCTATAGCATTAGATTTTCTTAGAAGTAAGCAGATGGTGGTGTTGGGAGGTACAGCAGGGGCTGGAAAAACATTTTTAGCATGCACGCATGCTGCCAACGAATATTTGAAAGGAAATATCAGCCAAATTGTGTTGATCCGGCCTGCAGAACCTCTAGGTAAAACCGTAGGATTTAAGAAAGGTTCTCAGTTCGAGAAATTAAAACCTCTGATGCAAACTATGCTTGATGATTTGTCTCTAGTTCTAGGAACTGGTGAACTAGATTGCATGCTTAAAAACGAAAAGTTGATTCTGGAAAGTGCAGAAGATTGTCGTGGGCGTTCTTACAAACGTTCTGTGGTAGTCGTAGACGAATCTCAAAACCTCGATATACCTAGTATGAAAGCTCTCCTGACTCGCGTTGAAGAAGATTCACAAATTATCTTTTGTGGAGACTGGAAGCAAAAAGATTTAAAAGGAGAATCTGGACTGGAGTGGATGTACCGAAACTTAGACGATGTTCGTAGGTTGCGTCCTGAATACCTGGACACAGAAGATATGAATCAAGCTTTAACTAACATTGGCACAGTTATTTTTACTAACGAAGATTGTGTAAGATCTGGACTGACAAAGTTCTGGATTAAAGTATTTGATAATGCACGGTAAGGAGTCAAAATGAAACAAAACAAACTTGCAGGAGAGGATGGAGGTAGTATCACCCCATTCTTCACAACCTACATCCCCAACAAGGGTGGTAAATTTAAAATCAACCTACACGGGCCTATCATTGCTGCAGATCAGTTTGTGTGGGCTGTGCAAGCACTGGAAGCAGCAGGAGAGGATGATATGGTGGAGATCAGTCTGCAATCTCCTGGTGGTAGCTTGGATGTAGCAGATTATTTCATTCATGCAATGCGCAAAACTGAAGGTCATATCCACATTGTGGCAACTGGTAATTGTTCTTCTGCAGCAACTCTTATCCTATTACAAGCGGATAGCTTCGAACTAAGTGAAAACTTTAACAGCTTGATCCATAATGGCAGCATTGGAAGTATGGGTAATTTTAACGAGTACCGAGCACAAGTATCATTCTACCCGCAATGGATGGAGAAGGCTCTGCGTAACGGCTACGAAGGATTCCTCACTGAAAAAGAGATGAATGACCTAATGGATGGCAAGGACATCATCCTCAATGCCACTCAATGGGTGGAACACTATAACCAGAGAAACGAGTACTTCAAGAAAAAGCAAGCTAAGTTGGATAAGGCTGCTAAAAAGAATTCACGCAAGCTTACACACCAACCTGATAAACTTCCGTTTTGTGATCCGATTTTTTAAACTGTACTTTACAAGCCCTGTTGCAGAAATGCTTCAGGGCTTTTATTTTGTCCAAAACATTGCGTTTCATCAAAAACTAAGGTAGAATTTAGGAAATTTCCAAAGGAGGCCAAATGCTAAGTCTTTTTATTCATAAACAACTTGCAGAAGTAAAGATATTCAAATTCCCTGCTGGTGAAAGTGGTGTGAGTTTTTCTGTAAAAGATCCTATACCTATTCATTGTAAAGTAAATGCAATGATTACTCTGAGATGGGAAGGAAATGATGACCTGATCAATCTAGCTCTGCTAGTGGATGCAGTGCGTAGACAATATGATGTACATCTTGCATTAGAGATCCCATATTTCCCGTATGCTAGACAAGATCGAGTATGCAATATAGGAGAAAGTTTGAGTGTAAAAGTTATTGCAGATTTCATCAACTCGCTAAACTTTCATACAGTGTATGTACGTGATCCTCACAGTGATGTTTTAGGGGCTGTACTAAACAACATGTTTAAATATGATGTGCTGTCTAAGGTAGAGCGATCATTCGTGGCGATCTTGTCCGGCGACGCTCCGTGCTTGCGACACACATATCTAGTCTCTCCAGACGCAGGGGCAAACAAGAAAGTGATAGGATATGCCAAAACTCTTGGCACGAAAGTAATTAAAGCAGATAAAGAGCGGGATGTTCAGACAGGAGCTATCACTGGAACTACTGTTTACTCTGAGCACTTGGGAGACACAAATCTTCTAGTGGTAGATGACATTCTTGATGGTGGTGGAACGTTTATACCTCTTGCTAAAGCTTTAAGATCCATTACAAACGGTAGTGTTAGTCTTTACGTCACTCACGGCCTGTTCACAAAAGGTGTAGATATTTTTGAAGGTGTTTATGACAACATCTTTGTAGCAAACAATATGTACGGAAAACACAAACTAATTCAGGAGGTATGAATAATGTCGGAAGAAGAGCTTCTTGCTGAATGTGAGAAGAGGTTCGAATATTCTGACGGCGCTGGAGGATTGGTAGGTAAGCTCACTGACTATAGATTTAGACTTACAAAAGGTAAGCGTGTCGGTAACACCCACCACTCAGGGTATAAGTATGTCAAAATAAATGGTAAACTTCTTATAGATGAGAAGTTGTCTGACATTCGAGCAAGACTGAAACAATAATTATTATTATTATCAAAGGAGAAATTAAATGAAACAAATGAAAAACTACGTAGGATTTGTAAACGATCATTCAGGGTCTATGCTGAGCTTGGCTACTGCTGCAGCAAAAGACTACAACGCAAACATTGCTGCTATCAAAGATGCATCAACAACTGAGATGCTGGATACTGTTGTATCTGTTGTCGGTATCGGGGTTAATGGAGGTTTTTCTGTCGAAAGGCAGGTAGTGATTTCCAACCCGCATGTGCTTAAACCAATCAGCTCTTGGGAGGCTCGTGGTGGGACTCCTCTGTACGATGGGATCGGCAATTTGATTGAACTGTTTGAATCTCTGCCAGATGCACGTGAACCCCATGTTTCTTTTCTGTTAATGATTACAACTGACGGAGATGAACGTGACTCTAGAAATCACAGCAAATACACTCTTCGGCAGAAAATTGAACAACTTCAACGTACAGGGCGATGGACTTTCGTATTCCGAGTTCCAAAGGGTTATGCAAGGAATGTAACTGATCTAGGAGTGCCAGCAGGAAACATTCAAGAGTGGGAAACTTCTACTCGCGGCATGGAGCAAAGTACCCAAGCAACCACTGCTGCTGTAAAATCGTTCTATGCAGCCCGTAGTGCTGGTAAAACATCTTCTACAGTGTTCTATGCAGATGCAAGCCAAGTTGATGTGGCATCTCTGAAAGATATCTCTTCAGAAGTTAGTTTGTACGTCGTTCCTGATGCAGATGCTGGTATTCAAATTCGTGATTTCATTCTGCGTCACCGGATGGAGTATCTGAAGGGTAGTGCTTTCTATCAGCTTACAAAGACAGAACCACGAGTATCTCATACCAAGATGATTGCTATCCGTGATCGTTCCAACGGTAAGGTGTATGCAGGTAAGGATGCACGTAAGATGATTGGTTTGCCGGATGATCGTAACGCAAGGCTGCATCCAGGTGATCATGGTAATTATGACATCTTCATTCAGAGTGAAAGTGTTAATCGTAAGCTGGTAGGCGGAACTGGAGTGTTGTATTGGAAAGCTATTGGTGTGCCGTTTACTGAAGCAGATTTGGCATATTTGAAGCCGAAAGTAGATCCTGCAGTCCCTGCTGTTGTACAATTACCTGCTGTGGCTCCAACAAACAAACCTACACCAAGTCCGTTGAAGCCTACACCGACTATTAACAGCAGAGATTACTTTAACTCTCGTGATGAAGGTCGTGCTGCTGCACGTAAAACTGGTAAACCGTTGCAGGATGCTGGAAAATCTGCTCCTAAAGGAAAACGTTGGTACATCTAAATTTCTCAGTTATGAGAACTTAAAATGAAGATCATTTACAAGAAAGGTGATCTGCTCCAATGCCCTGAGAAATACATCCTGCACGGATGCAATGCTCAGGGTGTTATGGGCAGTGGAGTTGCTAAGCTTATTCGTGAGAAATACCCATCAGCTTACCTTGCTTACAAAGCGTCTGAGAAACATGGAGGAATGAAGTTTGGAGTTGTAACGTATGCAGAACAGGAGGACGGGAAGGTAATCTTTAACGGAATAACGCAAGAGTTTTATGGCAGAGATGGTAGACGATATGTTGACTATGATGCTGTAAGAGATGTGATTCAGGTTATTAACTGGCATATCTTTAAACAAACCATGCCACCTGATATGCACTCTGTAGCAATGCCAAAGATTGGTGCAGGGCTTGGTGGAGGGGATTGGGATGTTATTTCTGAAATAATTGAACTTAACTCAATGTATTTTCAACCTGTGGTGTATGAGCTATGAGCAATGTATTTTTAATCAGTGACACCCATTTCGGACATAAAGGCGTTACACAATTTCTAAACAGCGACGGATCAAAACTCCGTCCTTGGGATAACGTGGAAGAAATGGATGAAGCTCTTGTAGCAAATTGGAATAGGGTGGTAGGACCAAAAGACAAGGTGTACCATCTTGGAGATGTCGTAATCAACCGTAAAGCTCTGAAGACTCTTGCACTTCTCAATGGTGAGAAGATTCTTGTTAAAGGGAATCATGATATCTTCCGGCTAGAGGAATACACACCTTATTTCAAAGATATTCGTGGAAGTCATAAACTTTATAAATTCTTGCTGACGCATATTCCTGTACACCCTGACAGCTTGTACCGATGGGATGTGAATATTCACGGGCATTTGCATTCTGAGCGAGTAATGAAAGGCGTGCATGTTACCCTTACAACAAAAATAATGTAGTAAAAACACCTGTTATTGACCCTCGCTACCTTTGTGTCAGCGTAGAACAAATCAACTACACACCAATTCCTTTTGAGGAAGTGAGAAAACGAATTAAGGAGCAACAGCAATGAGTCATAAAGCAATTATTGCAAAAGTAACACAAACTATCCCAATCCTAGGTGCAGACCGTATCCATGTAGCTGTAGTGTTAGGGGAAAATTGCATTGTGAGCAAAGATGTGGGGGTGGGGTACGTGGGAGTCTTCTTTCCTGCCGACACTCAACTCTCTGAGGAATACTGCTACCACAACAATCTGTACCGGGATAAGGAAAAGAATAAAGATAAAACAAAAGCAGGATTCTTTGAAGATAATCGCCGTGTCCGTGTGCAACCATTTTTGAAGGTAAAATCTCAGGCATATTTTGCAGACTTAAAAAGCCTAGAATATGCAACAATCGTCGGAAAGGTGTATGACATTGGGTATGAGTTTAATGAGCTAGACGGCAAACCTATCTGCTGCAAATATATCTCTCAGGCAACACGAGATGCAATTGAGCGACAGAATAAACCCAAGCAACGAAAGAAAGCAGAAACTCCGTATTTCGAGAAACACCAAGATAGTGCTCAGTTTAAACACAATGCTGCAATGATTCCTGTTGGATCACTAATCTACTTTCATGCGAAAGTACATGGGACATCTCACAGGAACAGTTACACGAAAGTATTCAAGCAACTACCGAAATGGAAACAGCTTGTAAATAAAGTAGCACCAATCTTCCCTGAGTATGTATGGGATCATGTTGTAGGAACTAGAAATGTAGTTCTTACAGATGAGAATAAACAAGGATTCCACGGACCTGAAGCTTTCCGTTTCGAAGTGGCTGAAATGTTAAAACCACATATGAAGAAAGGGATGTCGATTTTTGGAGAGATTGCAGGGTATGCAAATGGTAAGCCGATCATGGCCGTACACTCTGGAGAAGCAACAAAGAACAAAGAATTTATTAAGAAGTATGGTAAGAACATCACTTACAAATACGGCTGTGCAGAACATGAATACAGGTTCCATGTCTACCGGATTACGTACTTGACAGAAGAAGGGGAGAATGTAGATTTCACACAGAAACAACTTGAGCAATGGTGTAAAGAACGGGATATTCTGCACACATACGAAGTACATCCGCCGATGATCTACGATGGAAATCTTGATAGCTTGATGTCTTTGGTAGAGCAATTAACTGAACGTTATGATTGCTTGTGTGAAGATTATATTGACTCAAGCCATCCAAGCGAAGGAATAATCCTTCGTATTGAAACTGGAAACATGCAACCATATTTCCTGAAGAGCAAATCTTTCCATTTTAGGACTATGGAAGGCTTGTGTGAAGCTGTAGATACAGAGGATGTGGAGGCAGCTTGAAGAGTTGTTATGCCAGCTAAATCACACGGAATGAGCGGAACTCGTCTGTATATTCTGTGGAAGAACATGAAGGGTAGGTGCTACAGAAAATCTTCTACGCATTACCATAGATATGGAGGTAGAGGGATAAAAGTTTGTGAAGAGTGGCGAAATTCTTTTGAAACCTTTATGAAATTTGCATTAGACAATGGGTACACAGACGACCTAACAATAGATCGAATTGACATAAATGAGGATTATACCCCATTTAATTGTAGGTTTATTGATGGTGTCACAAATGTTAACTTAATGAACGAACACCATATTAATAATAAAACAGGAGGGCAGTCGGAAGAAACTAGAGTAAAAGTTAAAGAATCTAACCGAGAAAATAACAGGATTAGAGTGCGAGTCACAAAAGGTGAAGAATCCTACGAGTTCAGAAGTATAGGCGAAGCATCAGAGTTTCTAGCAGAAATACTTAAAAGAAAAGTTAAGAACGTTTATTCCCATGCAAAACAAGTTCTCAAAGGTAAGTGTGAAACAATATCTGGATGGAGTATAAGTAAATGCGAGCAATAATTACTATAGGGGTATCGTGTAGCGGGAAGAGTTCCTGGGCTAGAGAGTATGCCAAGAAACATAAAGCAATAATCTCTAACAGGGATGACTTACGCTTTAGTTTGACAGGAGCTACTAACTGGAGTGAGTACAAGTTTGACAAGAAGATTGAAGATATGATTACCATGCTTCAGCGAGACATTATACTCCGTGCTGCTGCACGCCAGAAGGATGTCATCATTGCCGACACAAACCTAGACTTCACTCGCAGGGAAGAAGTTGTTGCATTCTGTAAATCAGTAGGATACGATACAATAGAATACCAACCCTTCCCCATCACCTTAGAGGAAGCTTGGAAACGTGATGCTTTACGTCCCAATGGAGTAGGGAGAGATGTTATCTACAAGCAGTGGAAGCAATGGTTGAAATTTACAGGACGTAAAGTATATGAGCCAGATGAATCCTTGCCGAAAGCTGTCATATTCGACGTAGACGGCACACTTGCTCATATGAATGGACGTGGGCCTTTTGAATGGGATAAAGTAGGAGAAGATTCTCTTGATCTTGTTGTCTACGGAATGTTGCAAGAATTTCTACGTTCACATTACACAGTGATTGTTGTAAGTGGTAGGGATGGGGTGTGCAAAGAACAAACCAAGAAATGGTTATCCAATCACGGAATACACGCTCCACTCTTCATGCGCAAACCTGGAGACATACGTAAAGATAGTATTATCAAAGAAGAAATCTTCTGGGAACATACTGCCCCATACTACAACGTACAAGCTGTGGTTGACGATAGGCCACAAGTTGTTAGGATGTGGTATGATATTGGCATACCGAAAGTTATTTGTGTAGGCAATCCTTATGAGGAGTTTTAAATGAGCTGGAATAACATAATCCCATGGGAAGTGTTTACAGCCCTATGCAATGAAAACAGGGCTAGAATGTGTTGTGCTTTTGCAAATGAAATCCATCTTAGCTGGTTTAGAGATGACTATTTGTACTAAATTCACTAGGGACATGAATTTCAGTAGACGTTGAAAATGGAGTGTAGAATGAACAACCTGACAGTCAAAGAACACTGGTCTAGTAGCTATTACCAAAGGACCGCACACAACGCAAACTCTGCAGACTTTACTGCGGCTTTTGCTGTGGACTTCACAACATCAGGAGAGAGGCTTACAAAAAGAGTTGCAGGGGAGAAATTCCTAGAAATCTTTATCCCAGGAAACAAACCAATTGAAGCTGCAAGAAAGCTGTGGAAAGCTGTTGCAGCAAGTACTAAGACACTCAACATAGCAGGGAATGGTATTTACACTATGTCTCAACATGGGTGGACTCAAGAGATGGTGAATCAATACATTTATGAAACAATTCAAATTCTAGAGCCATATAGCGATATCAGGAAGATTGTATCAGGTGGACAGACAGGAGCTGATCTTGCAGGAGGTGTGGCAGGAGTGGCTTTAGGTATTCCTGTAGAAATGACTCTTCCTCGTGGATTTAGACAACGCCACGAAGATGGGGTAGATCGAAATCACACAGAGGAAGAAATTATTGAACAAGTGATGATTGGTATAAGGAATTTGAAATGAACGACTGGAACGGAGAAATTCATACATTCATCTTATGTGCTTGCATGGGCCGATGTACGATGAGCCTCATTGCTTTTGTAAAATGAAAGAATTAGGGCTTCCTCTAAATGAAGAAGCTAGAGAAACAAGTCGCAAACAATTAACAGAGGTTATTGTGGAAATACTTAAGCAGTCTTCCTCATCTCATGTTGAGCCTGCTTCTGAGCATACTCCTGAGAATATCCCTCCAGATCCTCTCCCCACTTCAGATACGCATTCCTAATCGTGTTCTTGTGGAATCCATATTTCTCCTCTAGGGCTTCGTAAGAGGCCCCCTCCTTCTTATCCTTGAGAATTTCCTTGAATACATCAGGGGAAATCTTCATAGGCGCTCCTAGCTTGATCCCAGAAGCTTTTGCCCTAGCCATCCCTACCTTAGTTCTTCTCTTCAAATCACTCAGCTCAAGCTGTGCAAACGCTGCAGCCATCGTAATAATCACTCTCCCCATATCTGATGTGAGGTCTAAGTTGCCATAACTCAACACACATACCTTCACCCCCATATCTTCGAATTTATCAATATTTGTCAGCACATCTACAGTATTTCTCCCGATACGAGATATCTCAGATACAACAAGAATATCTCCTTTCTGCATCTTCCCTATCATCTCTGTCCATTGCTTACGGCTATCAGCTTTCGTAGACCCAGAGATAGCCTCATCAGCATAAAAATAGTCCACAGCATACCCTGCATTCTTAGCAGCTAATTTCTGATTCTCTACAGTTTGTTCATCTGTTGATACACGGGAATATTGGAAAACAGCCATTTGTTTCTCCTGAAGATTTGTTGTATGTATGCATAATACAGTAAACCACCCTTACTGTCAACAAGCTTACTGGATAAAATAATTCTTGCATCCAGAAAGAAACGTTGTAGAATTACGGAAACAACTTAGGAGGAATAAATGAAAGACATCAATACCGAAGCACTGAAGCCCTGCCCATTTTGCGGCTCGCAAGCCAACATCGAAACAAACGGATATGCATCGTGGGTGGCGTGCACGCAATGCCAATGTACTGGCGACGATGGCAGTCAAGATACAGTCATCGCCGCTTGGAACAAGCGCGCCTCCCCTCCAGTTACTCCAGTGGATGAGCAGAAAGTGAGGGATGAGGCTCTGCAGGAAGCATTGCATGCAGCGGATCTTGTCCGGTTAGCTCTCTCCGAAAAGTATAAGGAAAACCTCGCCGCTGGAACATCTCCGATGGAAGGCAACCTTGATTGGATGCGTCTCGAAGGTGCTGTACGCACTGTTGATGCAATTCGCAAGCTGCAATCCCTCTCCCCTCCCGCTGTCGCGGAAGTCAATGTGCAGGCGAGCGAATGGAATGCAGCAATTGAGGCGGCAGCAAACATTGCAAAGAAATACGAAGGGGATGCATCGGACGAATCAGCAGATTGCGCACCTACGATGATAACGGAAGAAATTCTATCACTCAAACGCCAGCCATCCGAAATAAGCGAGAAGACAGAAGGAGATACAGAATGAGCGCACCAACTATGAGCCAATTTGCTACACGCCTTGACTGCCTGGAAGCGCGTGACAAGTACCATGTTGCACGCGTCGAAGAACTGAAGTGCAAGAATGCTGAGCTGCTGACGACATTGCGTCAAATTAGAGTTGAGGTGATTTTGGCCTATAAACAGACACCGAAAATCAGGAAGATTTTGCATATCGCGCAAGAAGCAATTGCAAACTATGATTCTCATCCCACCACTGGCACAGCAGAGCAAAAGGAAGGTGAATGATGTCGCGAGAACTGTATATCCAACCAGAACTAAAAGACGTGATCGTTGATGCCCTTGATTTTTCCGAGTCACCATTGGCAACCTGCCATTGTGCATCCTGTGGTTATCCAATGAGGTTTCCGCTAATTGCGCGGGAGCGCGATATCGACGTAATGCAAAAGCTCATTGAGATCGGGGAAAAGTACCTGAAGGATCGCAACGTCCTTGCTGAAATGGTTGCAGAAATCAGAGCAGAGTGTCATATCACGATTGCTAAGAGGACGAAGAAACCATGATCACCGACGAAGACAGAATAGCAGCAGAAA